CGTGGAAGATGTATATCTGCGATTTTTATCAACAGATATATTTCTTCCACGTCTGGAACTGATGACAGCTCTCTACTGTCTTTGTGCGTGTAATTTTGTTTATTTTACACTGTTTTATTTTATTATTATACTTTAACACCACACGCTCCCAGGTGTTCACGTGCGGTTTCGCACTTTTATGTTATTTGTTGTGTTGTATATTTTCTTAGCACTTTCTTTCCATTTGTTATTTTATTTAGTTTTTGTGTTGTGTTTGTGTTATTTTAGAAGTTCTGTTCGCATTTTGTTTTGTTCGGTTTCTATTTTGAGTGTTCTTCACTTGCTTCCTTTACCGTCTTCGACACCAAGTTGCCCCGACTTCTAGTCACTTACCGTCTTAATTAGCCTCTATGTGAATATGGGGTGAGTCCCTCGGGTGTCTTGTAGTTCCACAGTCTAAGCAACTGTGGAGTGCTTCTACAAGAATCTAAGGACTTATATATTTTCGGTATTTTAAACCAATTCACCCTACACCTACTTCAAGCCAAACAAGGTCGAGTTCGAACCTTGGGGTAGGGTACCCATCATTGATGCGTGTAGGCCCACATGCTTTAAGGCACGCCGGTTAACGCCAACCTGCTAGTAGTTCTGCTGCTTGCAGTCGTGGGGTTCCTGGGATTGAGTTACTCCGGCTCTATCTTGGGCATCGCTCATAAGATCTCTGATGTTTCTACAAACATTCTTCTCTCTTCTGACCGTATGACTGGTGGCACTTCAGCCACTATTGTACCCATGCACTTCAATTACACCAAGTGCAGTAGCCATGGAGATTCGGTTATTAACCTTGTTTCCACTTCTTTGCCATATGCGGCTCTCCATCGTGATGTGCATGCTGGTTATACCAGCGTATGCACTCCTAGTCCCGTAATATCTCCACTAGGTACGAATGTGACTTTTAATGTCACCACCACCAACGCTTGCGTTCCCAACGACCATCTTGGACTTTCTGTTATGTCCGAGTGTTTTCCCCTCTTGTTCCTTCTCACCCTATACATGCTTCCTTCATGGACTTATGTTTATAGGCGTAGGCGGCTTTCAGCGAACAACATTCCATTTTATGTCGAAACTATGCGACTTGATCTCCCGAGACTAAGTTCTGTAGTCTTCTTGTTCCTCGGTCACATTTGCGTGGATAGTATTTTCTTTCAGTACTATCTTAGCGAACCTGTGTGTCTGAGCTGGTTTTTACTATTGGTTCTTGCACATTGGCTTCGGAATTGTAATGGTGCTTTATACGTCACCCTATGGCTTGGTATGAAGTACTTACGCATACAGACTTATGATGTGCGCACGTACGGATTATATCGACTCTTTATGGGTCCTAGCGAACATGCCCAGATGCTTGAGATTTTCCTTTTCTATCTTTACGGACTCCTTACTGCTCGTGATACCAATTCCCGTATCTTAAATATGGTCACTTTCTTTACACGGTGCGGTCAAGCTGGTTACTTCCGTACACCTATGGAAGTTATGATGAGTCAGGTTTTGGAGTCCCGAGATTTCCTTAATATCGCTGCTGCTGTAGTCACTGCAAACGCTGAGGGCAGACCTTTTGAGATTTTTGAAATGGGTAGGAGATATCGATATGGTCTCGATGAACCTGCCCGGCCGTCTCCCAACTTGCAATCCAAGGATGCTATCATGTTTGCCCGTGCTTACATAGATGACCCTGGTAAGATTGATGAGTATATGAAAGACAACCAGGTTGTCTTTCAGTCTGGTGATTGGCGTTCACATCTCATTACACTTCTCACAACTGGCAACCAGATTTGGAAATCTCCACTTGCCGCTTCTATTGGCAATCTGCTCATGATGTCCCTGTCTATGATGTGTTATGGCAAGGTGAATGGGGGTTTCAATCACGCCACCTTCGATGAGGTCAAAAAGCGATTCGGCTTTGATGCTGTGAACGATGCCTACTCCTTCCTTGTTAAATTGGCTTCAGCTATGTCCTTGGTGATTGACAAGGGCTGGATGTTTTTCGAGGGTTCTTCTTTTGACGACCTATTTGAGCCCGATCGTCTCAGCGGTTTTCTTGTTGACCTTTCCTTGATGGAAACTGCGGCATCTCGTATTTCCAATCTTCGTCCAATCGAAGGCATCAATTTGGATAACATCCGTCCCAAGTTTAAGACCCTTGAAGCCGATTATCGAAGGATAATAACTACCCTTTCCCAACACGGTTCAAAGAGAGACAAGGAGCTTTTGTCTTCTTTGAAAATTCGTATGACGAATCTCGGCAACAGTATTACCTGCCACTTTTATGGAATGGGTAACAAGGCTGAGCCGTATGCTTTACTGTTTTATGGTGGTTCAAGCCTTGGTAAGACTACGTTGTGCGAATATGTCTCCCGTGTTGCCTTCAAATTGTACGGGGTACCGTATGATCCGACTTTAGTGTATTCTCGGAATTTTAAAGGGAAGCATTGGGATGGCTATACGTCCGGCACCATTGTCACCATCCTAGATGAGTTGGCCTCTCAACGGGTTGCCGCAGGTCAGGTTGATGAAACCTTGGCGGAATTTCTTAATCTGGTCAACACTTCCAGGTATGTCCTGAGCATGGCATCACTGACTGATAAGGGACTCCCCTTTGATTCAAAGGTTATTATTGCGACTACCAACACAAAGAATCTCAATGTGGCTGCGAGTTTCAATAGTCCCCAGGCTTTTATGCGGCGTTTCAAGTGCATAGTCACTGTGGAAGTGAAACCTGAGTACTCGAAGAACCCTGAAGCAGATGGATTTGTCCGCATGTTGTGCCCCGATAAGACACGGGATATGCGTCGCACCAACAATCTCCGCGATGATGATCTGGATGATGCCTGGATTTTTAAGGTTGAAAAAATCATCATTGTTAGAGATGGTAAAGAAGGACAAGCTACCTATAAATACGAGACTATTCTCAAAACGTCTAGTATTTACCAGTTTATTGCCTTTGTTGGTAAGGATATGCGCAATCACAAGAATCATCAGGAACTGCGGATGGACCGTATCGATAAGATGGGCGGAGAGACCTGTGAAACGTGTTTTTGTCCCAAGCTAAGGTGCACTTGCGTTGCGCCACAGCCAGGCGAGGATGGATTCATTGGTCCTTTGCTCCCACCGCTACCAGGCGAGAGCGACTTTATTGGCCCGGTCCTTCCGAAGCCACCCCCGCGCCGTCGCCGTCGTCAGCAAGACGATACGTCCAGTGCGAGTTCCAGTTCCTCGGATGTGCAGCAACAAAGTGGAGACCAGCACATGTCCCTTCGTGACCTCTTCGTGATCTGCTGCTGTGGGTTCACCCTATACCATTTGTGTAGGGTACTTGTACTAGTGACCAGCCAGATAACTACTTATTGGAGGTTGCTCTGTGCGCGCTACTGGGTGGTGTATCGCCTGACCCGTTTTTGTGACAGTCTGTTACAACGTCTTTTGTATCATTATGACGTTACAGTACGTCGCAGGGATCGCTTTGCTGCTCGTGTCAGGGTGTGGCAATCTTACAGACCCATGGTGCAATACACTGCTTATGCTGTGGTTCTTGTAGGGGTTCTTAAGCTTTTCCACCATTATATTATTAGGGTGAAGCCCGTAATTAATGGAGGTGATACATCTTGTTTGAACCGCGATGACCTTGCTGCTATGAATATGATTGGCAGACCTGCATCTCAATGGTCTCGTGATGGCACACATAAAGGTTCCCTGAGCACCCTGTCTCGCACAGCTTCACAGACTGTGTATGGTCGCATTATGGCGAACACTGGAATCTTTATTACCTCAGGCAAGGATCTCGGCACTGTACGTCATTTTCATACATTGTGCCTGGGTGGCGATCTCTATATGTGTAATTCGCATAGCCTCAATGACTTGGTTTTCAAAGATGGCTACAAGAAGTTCACCCTGAACATGCCAAACCAACAGATTTCGGCCGAGGTTCGCATTGAAGAGAGACTCATTACTCGAGATCGGCAGCGTGATATTGCCTTAATCACCATTCCGAACTTACGTCCCATGGTGTCCCTGGGTTACTCAGTTGGACAACTTGGATTTGACCACGGGAAGAGTCCCTTTGCTGATGAGCGTGCGGTGAAGACTGTCAAGAACAATCGGAGTTTCTATGTTATGTATAGGAATTACAAGTCTGGACCGATCGTTGAAGCACCCGAGGTTATGCATGAGTCGCGCGTTAGTGCTACTCGCATGAGCCTTTTTGGGGATCCGGTGGATGTGATGAAGGTCAACTTCGCTAAGGATGAGACCGTAACTGGAGATTGCGGCGCGCCCCTCCTAGCTTATTTTCCAGATGGGAAGGGAGAGGACTCTCTCATTGCCATGATCGGTATCCATGTGGCACTTGAGGGACGTAGCAACTACGTCAGTATTGCCTTGAGCACTGAATATATTTCCGACTTAGTCGGCAGCCATTGTTCTAGGCTCCAGTCTATGGACGAAAAGCTTATCCAGACGGTTAGCGGTGGTTGTGGTATCACCCTGCAGAGTGCTTCCCTCCTCGAAGAGGACCTGGATCTTGATTTGGAGAGATTTGGGCGGACTCTCATAGATGGGCACCCAAAATCGACCCCTCAATTCACCCCCCACGAGCGCACATATGAGTTCCTTGGTTCGATCGGGAACTCTGATGGAACACGCTACTTTCGAGCCAACCACGAAAGCAAGGTTTCAACCACCCCGTTCCGTGAGGAGTCTATCGAATTCTTTGGCGACTGTGGTAAGGGCAAGCCTGATACACGTTCTTGGTTGCCCAAATTTATGGGTCTTGTCCAGATTGTCCCCAATCTTGTGGTGTTTTCTACCATCTTAGTCACTACTGCGGCCCAGGGCTACCTTAATCACGTCTCAGCCTTTATTTGCAGGAGTGCGAGGTGCCTCAAACCCATGCCCGTTGACGAGAATCTCAATGGTTGGCCTGATGTCGTTCATATGAATCGTGTCAACATGAAGACGGGTGGAGGTTTTGGATTCAATGCCAAGAAGTGGAGACTCTGTTCTTTTATGGAAGACCTTCGTTTTGGCATTAGATACACCCTGAATGATGAGGTCACGGATGATGTTAATTACATAGAGAACAAGTACAATGAAGGGCGACGTGCTTATCCTGTCTTCAATGCGAACTTCAAGGATGAGCCAGTTTCATTCAAGAAGATTCTTGAAGGCCGAACTCGCATCATTGCCGCTTGTAATTTCAGTTTTCTTATGGTCACACGTGCTGTGTTTCTTCCCTTTGTCGTTTTTATGCAGCAAAACAACCTTGAATTCGAGACGGCAATCGGCATCAATGCCGACGGTCCTCAGTGGACGGATCTTGTCAACCACCTGTTGGGATCTTCTCGTGGCGAGTACGAGGTTCGTCGCCATCGTGTCATTGCTGGAGATTTCAAGGGATGGGATAGAACTGTTCTCAATAGTCTGTTTATGGTGACTGCCTTCAGGGTATTGATTACCATGGTTCTGGCAACAGGGCAGTATCTACCGAGGCATGTGAAGATCATGTGGGGGGTCGCGACAGACATATGTTACGCTGTTTGGGATTATTTTGGCGACATGCTCATTTTTAATGGGTCCAACCCGTCTGGTCAAGGTTTAACTGTAATCATCAATTCTATAGTTAATTCTATTATCATGCGGTACTTTTATATTGTGCTGTGGGCCAGATCTCAATCCAAGACCCTCTGTCATCTTTCTTATTCTGAAATGCGCGAGGCTATGGATAGCTATGAGCAACATGTTATCTTTGTGTCTTATGGAGATGACAACATAGCCACCAGTACTAGTGACTTTTTCACCTTCGCCAACATTTCTGCAGTAGCGGCTGAGCATAACATCGAGTACACGGATCCTGAGAAAAAGGGCTTTCTTTATGATTTCATGGATATAGAGGATGCCACTTTTTTGAAGCGCGCTTTTGTGAAGCCCGAGTACTCTAATTTTTGGTATGCTCCACTTGATAAAGAGGTCATTGCCAAGATGTCGCAAGTGTATGTTCCCGGTGATTTGCCTAAGAAAGAACACCTCCAAGAAATTCTGAAGGCGAAGGACAGGTTTGCCTACAAGCACGGGAGATCCTACCACTCAAGTGTGCGCAACTTCATCCGCACACAGTGCGAAAAGTATGATCTGGTCGATATTACCCAGGACCTTCCTACTTTCGAGGGCTACCACTTCGACGATTTTGAGGAGGCCATTTAGGTGGCCACGACCTGCATGTCGTTAAACTGCGTCCTGGGGTGGCCACCCCATGTCTCCTTCCCACACTTGTTCTGTGTGTGGGGAGATGATCTCGGCGTTTTTACCGAGTTTTTGGCCAGACGAGCAAGTCTTTAAATTTGCGTTGGAAAGTCGTCCTTGATATGTAATATTCGTCAAAAACGGCAAAACTCAACCTAGGATGCGTACATTTTGTTCCACCGTTGCGTGTGCGAGCTTTTCCAATGATGGTTGTTTAGTAATTAGTTTTGCACCTCCAGCAACGTGGGAGCTTGTCAGCAGGAGTAGTCACCTGTTGTCTTTGCAAAACTGACTACCGATCACGCATTTTACCGAGGGATCACAACCTCATGAAAATTGTGCTTCTGTCTCTGATGAGACCATGGCTATTGGCCGGTCTGATCGTGACACCTCTCTGGGCGCCTGGTTTAGTCGACCTGCTCTTATAGATACTATTCAATGGACCGAGGGTACTCAGTTGTCTGGCGCCATACTTCCGTGGTATGAATATTTTAATACTCTCAGTGTTTACAGGAAAATACAGGGCTATTCCCGTTTACGGGCCAAGTTGGTTATAAAGTTTGTCATTAATGCAACACCATTTCAGTACGGTGCTCTGTTGGTGACCTACAAACCCTTGGTCAATAGAACGGGTGATCCCGGTGCCTTAGACTTTTCGGGAGGTACTATAGGGAGTGCTACTAATTCTCAGCAAGTGCTTATGGCCCTCTCTCAGCGGCCCCACGTGATGTTGTATCCACAGACATGTGAAGGTGCCGAGATGGAATTGCCTTTCATATACTCTGATAATTGGATGCCGCTTGAGGGTATCACCGGCTTTGATAACTCGCTGAAATCAATGGGTGAGATCATCTATGAGTCTTTCGGTGTTTTGAGTACAGCCTCGGCACCGACTTTGAATCCTGTTACCATTAGTGTTTTTGCATACGCTAAAGATGTTGAGCTTTCTGGCCCTACGATCCAATCTGGGGATGAGTATGCCGACGGCGGGCCTATTTCAAAACCTGCCGCTGTGATATCGAAGGCTGCTGGACTATTGACTTCCATACCAGTTATAGGCCCGTACATGATGGCCACTAGTGTAGGTATGTCATATATATCTCGTATAGCTCGAATCTTCGGTTATTCTAACCCACCCACCATTAACAATGTTGTGGCCTTTACGAATGACTATTTGCCCTCTCTGGCTGATACCCAAATTAGTACCCATTCTAATAAGTTGTCTCTTGACCCCAAGAATGAACTGACCATTGATCCTCGCACTGTTGGTTCTAACCCAGGGGATGAGTTGATCATTAGCAATTATGCCAAGAGGCCTTCTTATCTTTTTACCAGCACCTGGGCTACTAGTGATGGCCCCAGTACTAATTTGGCAGAGATATACATCACTCCTGAGCTCGCACACACTATTAGTGCCACTGGTCTTAATGGAGGAACGTACAATGTTACTCAAATGACCCCCATGGCTCATGTGTCGCAGATGTTCTCATATTGGACAGGTGATATTAAAGTGAAGTTCCAATTCTTGTGCTCGAAATTTCACAGAGGGCGAGTTAGGTTGGTGTTTGATCCTAGCGGTCCATGGGTGGTCACTGACCCGGTGTTGCAGATCAATGAGGTTATTGATTTGGCTGAGACTACTACATTTGAGTTCACTGTTCCATACATGGCTAAATCTCTATGGCTGCCCACGACAGGGCACCCTTTACTGTTTGCGAATTCTTCGGATCTGTTTGCAGACAGGGGTAATCCGCCCTTTCCGTATGTTACCACGGTACCTGGTCAACCTAGCATTCCTCGGTTCAATGGGGCCCTCCGTCTGGAAGTCATCAACGAATTGTCGGCACCCCTTGATACAGCGAACGTTCCCATTTTGATCTTCGTTAGTGCGGCTGATAACTTTGAACTCGCAGGGCCGCGGTCCATAATCCAGGAGAGTGCTAGTTATGCATCTCCTTATGTTCTTCAATCTGGTGATGAACCTGCTCCCACTGATGAGGGTGGTAATTCTCAGAGGGGTTATGTTTCGTCCAAGAACACCATGGTAACTATGGGAGAGGTTGCAGTTTCCATTCGCGATCTCTTCCACAGGGCTGTGTGTAGTTGGAGCACATCCTTTGTGTGCACACCTAGTACAAGCACGGCTAGGATGTCCGGTTTCAATCTCATCTTACCTCGTATGCCGCGTTTTCCAGGAGCGTACCCTAACGGTTACGATAGGGTGGATGATTACACAACAGCTAGTACACCTTACAATAGCACTTCATTCACACCTCTGACGTGGTTCATACCATGTTTCACCGGTTACAGAGGCGGGATTCGTTGGCGTTTGCAACCCCAGGGTGGCACTAACACCGATGAATTTGCTAGTGTGGGTGTCATTCGGCATCCCGCTCCCTATTTCGGTGACGGCCTTAGTGTCATCCCATCTGGATTTATTACTACTAGGGCAGCATACAATCAGGTTCAGCGTGGCACGTATAGTGGTTCATCAGCTATGACTAAGTTCATGGGGGCTAATGATGTAACTGTCCCCATGTACAGTGAGCATCGCATGTTTCCTGCCAACGATGCTCTTCATGATGATCCCTATAAATGGGTGTACAACACAGGCCTTGACGCTGATAACATTCTCACTTATGGTACTATTTATAGACCTTTCAGTGCAGATGGGGTCATAGTTGACTTCTGGACATCTGGTGGCGTAGACATGACTCCGTTCATGTTTCTCAACATTCCAACTATCTATTGGACTGCCGCCTATCCAACCCCAGCCCCTTGAATTCAGGGGCCTTCAGAACTATTATCGTGGTGAGAGACCACAAGTTCTAGCGGATCTATCCGCAATTTAACGCCGTGCGGTGGCGTATATTGCGGGAG